CAGCGTGAGTTACGCATTTACCTGCTGTAATAGCTGTTGCTGCTAATCTACCATAAGCATAAACAGTATTACCGTAAAGTAATCTGCTGCCTAATGGAAATAATTCAGTTAATCCTGAAGTGAATGGATCAACTGTTCCATATTGAGAACCACCTTTACCTACAATAAAATCAGCTGGTCCATAACCAGTTGCTGCAACATATTGAGTATGTCCACCAGCATCTGTAAAGATATTACCATCTGCGTTAATTACTAAACCATCAGTGATGGCTCCTGTTGATGTTGCTACATCAATGGTTTTAAAACCATTTTCAGACCTAACTGGTCCATTAAAAGTTGTATTAGCCATAATTCCCTCCTAAAGAGAATAAATCTATCATCTTGGCAAAGTCTGCTAGGGCAGTTGATAGACAATTAAAATTATCCTAGTAAATATATCATACTGCTAGGAATAAATTTTAGCAAACTCAACTTTTATATTTGTTTCTTCAAATTGACCTTTATATTTCTTTAACATTTTTTTGATTGCGTGTTGGATAGGCAAAGTCCAATTATCAATATTGTTAATTGAATTACCAAAACCAGTATCGAAACGATTAAAGCCTTTGCCATCTTCTTCATTTGCACCATCGCAACAATCTGACAAATGACTTATACATTTTTGCATAGCCAATACAACATCAGCTGGTAATGCTTTTAATTTCTTACCTTTGTAAAGTTTTTCAACTTCACCAGTATTTGGTGAAATTTCTTCAATAGTAATGTTTTGCATGTCAGGGTTATCTAAACCTTTGTCTGCAATTTTTTGCTTGCGTACTAGCGTTTCAGCTAATTTAGCATCAATGGAACCATCAACTACAATGTGTTGAATTAATACTGATTCTTTCTGTCCAATTCGATGACAACGATCCTCAGCTTGATTCATATTTGCTGGAACCCAGTCCATTTCTGCAAAAACTACATGACTAGCTGAAGTCAATGTAATACCAACACCAGCTGCTTGTATACTGCCAATGAACACATCAGCCTTACCAGCTTGGAATGTCTCAATACTTATCTCACGATCCTTGGTATTCATGTCACCTGTTAATGTTACTACTGATTTGCCATTTGCTTCCAAACCTTCTTTAATGTTAGCTATAACTGCTTTGTGATGAGCAAACACCACTACTTGATGGTCAATGCTAGAAACATGCTCAATAACGTGATCTACTTTTTTTAGAGCCATGTTATGTCTAACGCCTGACATCTTATCAAAAGGGATGTCATTTGAGTAAGTTTCACTAACTGCATCACTCAATGCTTCATATTCGTTTTCTAACTCAACACCAAAGTTATCTTTAGATAAGACTATCACTTGACGTATTTTGTCAGGAAGCTCAGTCAATACTTCTTTTTTCAATCTGCGAATCATCATGGTTGAGCGTAATGTTTTTTGCAGTTCATCAAGATTGGTTGCGCCTTCAGTGTTTAAAACACTTTTGCCACGCCCAATTGACATACGATATGCACCACAATATTTATAAACAAAATTAAACCAATGACCAAATACACTTGGCATTAAGTAACCCGCTATGGGTTGTAACTCAACTGGCTTGTTAGGAATAGGTGTGCCTGTTAATGCTATCTTTTTACTGGCTTGGATAGATAACGCAACTTTTGTGCGTTTGGCTTTTGGATTTTTGATTTTGTGACACTCATCAAAGATAACCAAAGACCAATATCTTTGTTTTATTTCTGTTGCAAATTTATTTAGAAGATCATAGTTAATAATAACGATGTCAGGATCTGATGGAAATTCATCTTTACCATTCTCAATAATTTTAATATTGCGTGGTTCTACCAACCAAGTATTACATTCTTTGGACCAGTTGATTTTAACTGACGCTGGTACAACTATCAGAACAGTTTCTAACTGAACTGCATTTATAACACCAATAGCTTGGATTGTTTTACCCAAGCCCATTTCGTCAGCGATTAGTGTAGCTGACCTCTTTGATGCAAATTCAATGCCAGCTTTTTGGTAAGGGAAGTAAGCCAAACCTTCTGGAGATTTAATTTCTAGTTCAGATGATATAGCTAATGATTCTTCTATTTTAGTATTGTCATCACGCAAACGCTTACAAATCCAATTACCATCATCGTCTTTAGTGATAGTAATGCCAGCTTTACGCAATTCAGCTTTTTTAGTTTGATATATTGCCCAGAAATCTTGATTGTCTTTTTCTATTTTGGCAATGGAAAGAAAGCGCCCATCTTCTTGGACTGTTTCTTTACCAAACTTTAAAGGTAATTTAAAAGTTTTATCTTCCATTACCATTCCTTGAAAGCCATTAAAGTTCCAGCATCGTATGGTTCTGGATACCAGCCAGCACCCATCAATATCTCGCTCAATTTAGGATGTACAATGTCTCCAAATTCACCATAAGGACTAAAGATTGCCACATCATCTACTGTTTCGCCACACCAAGCGACATCTTCGCTACCTCTGAACCATATGCCTTCATAACCCTCAGCAAAATGTGATGCTGGTGTTGGCTTGGCTTCTGGAAGCCATTTCTCGATTTTAGCAATTAATTTTGACTCACTCATGCTTGCTTTTCTGCTCATACCACTTTCTCCTAAGAATGGCTTATGCCATTCCTTTGTTAGTTAATATTTCTGCTGCCTTGGCACTGACACCATTTTCATCGTTATAGACATTAGTCCAACTTGAAATGTAAACTTTTTCACCTTCATCATTAACTTCTTCATCATCAGTAAACGTTTTATTCTTATCTACGATAGAGCCAATAGTGCCTTCTGCTGATTTTACAGTCCAACCACCATCAACCAAAAGTTTAATCATTTGTAAAAGAGTTACATATTCCCAATGCTCATATCCAAACTCTGGTTCACTTTCCCAAGACCAACCATTGTCAAAAATGCTTTGATTTACTAAATGTAATGCTTTTTTTTCATTCATTGTGTAAGAAGTGTTGACCATTTTTTTTCCTTTTTTGTTATTTAATTTACTATCCACATATACATACTAACATATTTGTAAAAAAGTACAACTATTTATACAATTAATTTACATTTATTTTAGGCATAAAAAAAGGGTGCTTTCGCACCCTTAATCAGTAGTTGAGTAATAAACCCTACTGTTGGTTCAATTTAAGCACCCTGACTTCCGTAAATACCACGCCAATTACTAAAACCGAAACTGTAGCGTTCGCGTGCTTTATAGCGGATATTGCCTGTTGCAAAATCAGGTTCCATGCTAGTTGACATCGCCGATCTCTGAAACCCTTTCAGACCTTCACCTTGATCGGTGATACTCGTGGTCAAGAAAAAGGCGTCAACATCGGTTAAGTGGTGATTAACCACATAACCGCCTGATATCATGCCAGTATTTTTTATAGCATTAATATCATTGTCAGCAGTTCCTGTTCTATTCGCTGATGCTAATAATCTATCAGCCACAAATATTAATTGTGGTGGAATGACTAATTTAGAAGCCATAACACTTATGTTAAGTCCTCTGTCATCAGTGAAAGTTGCTAGGTCGACCAGTGCAGCTTCTAACGAAGTTTCGTTTAAATCTGCCATTGTAGTTGCTCTATTTGCGTCAGTACCACCGCCAGACAAAGGATGAGCTGTGTTAATTAAACTCTTACCATCTCCACCTGTATGACTTGATGAAAAAGCATTGTTCAAAATATTGGCAGCAGTAACTTCTTTGCTGTGGCTCATTGAACGGGCGAGGGCTCGTGTATATCGCTTCCCAAGGGAGTCGTATAAATTATCCTCAATTGCTTCTTCGGTGAGTGCAAATGCTAATGCAACAGTTGAATGGTTATAACGTGCTGTATAACTTTCTTTCGCATTATCAAATACTACTGATTGACCTTCTGTTTTGTCAGGTGCAGCGCCAAAGCCTACAATGAGAACTTCTTCCTCAAATGCTTTTGAACTATCTTCCATTTGGAAAATTTCACTGTATTCCTGACCATGTTGGTCGTATTCCATTCCAAACAAACTGTTTAGTCCGGGTTCGAGCTCTTTAGCGAGCTGCGCTCTCGAAATTGCCATTATATGCTCCTAAGCTAGTCCAGCACCTTTTGCTCCCATGATGTGGTTTTGAATCACACAAAGAACATTGGTGTTGGCAGACGCAACGTCTGAGTTTGAAGGATCCTGAGAAACATCAATCGCTTTCAACGGCAACGTAGCTGTAGTAGCTCCTGTTGAGGTGTCAAGTTCTGCATTAGATGTTCCAGAAAGTGTGCTGCCAACTGGTGACTGTTCAACAATATCGAAATTTCCGAACAAATCAGCGACTGGGAAAGCCTCATCTGATTGAACCTCAAAAACGACATTGGGATCGTCAATTATGTTAGCAATTATATCTGAAGCAGCAATACTGCCCGGATAATGATTTGAGAACGTCTGATCGCCTGATGTTGGATCTGTGTACTGAACTCCATTAAACACACCCACGATAGGAACGGTTCCTGAAGCTGCGTGACGACCTAATACTCCAGCTGTGAGTTGTGTTACCAAATCACCTTGGAATATTGGGGTTGTCGCACCACTTGCTATTCTGTAACGACTTTGACCGCCAGAATAGGGCGCACCGCCCATCATACGAACAGGTTTACAACCAAAAGCGGCATCTTTATTAGCCATTTTCTAACTCCTGTAAATATATAAGTTAATTACTTTTAGATTTTCCAAAAGTAACTTGGGAGTCTCGTTTTGAATCATATTTCACATATTTACTGTCCTTGTTCGCATCACTAAACATGGTGTTATCCAATGCTTGTTCATTTTTACGAGTCATATTTTCGTAATATTGTCTGCGTTCTTGTACAGTTTCTAGTGGCAGTTTTGCCAAAACAAGACCTTCGTTGTGAACCACGCCAGCTAATCTTCCTCTATCACTTCCATGTGTAGGTAGTTGCCAATCTGCTGGAAGTTCTGAACCTTGAACAAGATCCCATCCTTCACGCAAACGATAACTGATGTTATTAGCATCTTCTACACCTAGAATTGATTCCCTGATCCAGCGATATTCATAACCTTCTGGTGCTGGGGGAGTTTCAAGTTTTTTAACTGGTGACCATGGTTTTCTGCGAGCTTGTTTATCGTGCGTCTCGGATTCACGAGTGTGTTTAGCTAAATCTTCTAAACCTGACATTATATTACCTCTCTACGAGAAATTTTTTGTTTCTCTATTGCGCATCTTTTTAACCACTGTTCTTCTTTCATGTTGTGTGGTTTAAGTCCTATGAGGCGATTTATTTCAGATTTCGAAAAGGTTACGCCATTCTTTTTTGCTTGTGTTTTTTGCCGACTCCCCATGGAAGTAGATGCCACTCTTTGCACAGCGGGTTTTGCATCATTTGTTTCAGCATTTTTTTCAGCTCTATCCAAATCCGGATAAACCCTAAAAACTCTTTTGTTCAATTCATTATAATAATCATCTGAATCAGCTTCAAAGCCTTCATTGACTAAGTTAAAATGTGTGTAGTAGGCATATTGAGTGCCTTCTATATTGTTTTGGTCAGACTGATCACCATACCAAGTATTTTTACTTGCCCAATCTTTAGCTTGTACAGTTGGTTGCACAGGTTGTTGAACTTGTTGTTGTACAGGCTGTTGTTGTACTTGTTGCTGTACAGGTTGTTGTTGTTGTCTATTTTTAGCAACTCTTAATTTTTCTTTTTGAATTGAAAGATCACTTTTCAATGTATCAGCTTTAGACATCAACTCAGCATCGCCAGAGTTAACGGCTTTCTTGTATAATTCCTCAGCTTGTGATTCTTTTGCATTAATTGATTGTTCTTCAGCAACCAAAATATTACTTGATAAATGTTGTGTTTGGTTTAGTAACGCATAATTTTCTGCATTTTTTTCAGCTAATAATCTTTCAGCATTGACTGCGCGTTGTTCAATCTCACGATTACGCAAATTAAGATTATTAATACGTTTGCTGACGTTTTTGGTGTACTTATCTAATTCATCATCAGATTCAACTGTATTTTGACTTTCTACAACATCATCAACAATTGCAACAGATATTTCTTCTTCTTGTACTGGATTTTCAACTATTTCATTCATATCTATAAACTCACTATGTCGTCTGGGTTTTTGATGGTTGCAATGACTTCATCATCATTAATGATTCTTACCTCTGCACCGTCCTCTAATTTAAACCTAGCTCCAGCATATCTCCCAATAAGAACCCAATCACCATTTTTACACCAAGGCTCGCCATACTTCTTTTTATCACTATAACAGAGAGATCCTGTCTTGACCACATAACCTACTACAGTGGCTAAACCTTCTCTATCAATTGTATCTTTTGTTAATACTATGCCACCTTTGGTTTTATTCTTACCACGATAAGGTAATATTAATATTTTCCAACCAGTTGGTTGTGGAATTCTTTCTAACGCTGATGCGTCTAATTTTGTTGGGTCTAATACAACCTCGTCAGGGTCAACCCAAGCAGATGCTATTTCCATTTTAGTTTTTTCCATTTATTTATTCTTCCAATTTTTTATATTTGTTTATGAACTCTTGCATATTATAGTAGGAATGTAGTTGACCTTGCAAGAATTTATGTTGTTCCATATCTCGTAATGAGCCACTCATATAAATATTTTGTATTTCTTTTAACTGAAAATTTATTTCGTTTTGCAATTCACTTAATATATTTACAATATCCATTATCCTCTCATCCTAAAATCCATACCACGTTTTGCTTGCCCACCGCCTTTGCATTGGTGGGTTTGCATTGCTCCACCTTTCATCATTTTAGATTTACTCAAAGCAATAGCAACTGCTTGTTTTTGTGGCAAACCTTCGCCACGCATCTTTGTAATGTTAGATGAAATAGTTTCTTTGGAATTACCTTTTTTTAATGGCATTATTTTTTATTAGCTACTTTTTTCTTAGCTACTTTTTTCTTAGCTACTTTCTTTTTTGGTTGTGCCACAGGTTCTTTTACTACAGGTTCTTTTACTACAGGTTCTTTTACTACAGGCTTTTCTATTACAACTGGTTTTGGATTAGGAACTATTCCGCCAGCTTCGATAATTGCCAATTTTTTAGCAATTCTTTCATCTGATGCTTTTTTACTAGCCAAAACTGTCGCTTCTGCTTGTGCAAATGCTTCTATCTCATTTGCTCTGTCATTTTTTTTCTGTGCTTGCAATTCATCTATTTCTTGTTGTCTAACTGAAGATACCATTATTTTCTCCTATATCGTTGTTCAAGTTCTAATAATTTTAAATCGGCTTGTTGTTTTAATCTATCAAATCCCAATTGCAATTTTTCATCTGCTATTGTTTTTGAAATATCTAATCTTTGTCTTGCCAAATCAGCATCAATCATGGTTTCTTGTTGATTTGATTGTTGTTTAGCAGCAAATTTTTCTTGGTCAATATCAATTTCTTTATCTTTCAAAGCTAATTCTTGCTGACGTATAGCTACCAATGGATCTGTTTGATTGCCTGTTTGTATGGTAGCTAAGAAATTATTTGTTAATTCAGCTAAAATTGGTGAGGACATTTGATCCATCATCATTTGTAATTCTTGTTGTAATTGTTGAGCTTCCTCAGGTGTAACTTGTTGCATTTGCTGTTGCAACGCACCAATTCTTTGTTGCATTTCTGGTTGCATTTGCTCTGAAGCAATCTGACCAGATAAAAATTGTAGATGCTGCATCACATGAGAAATAATCAAAGACTGTATTTGTGGATTTTCTTGCACCACATTTGTTTGAAATAAACTGGCGTGAGCTTGTATATGTGCTTCGTGGTTCTGTTGTGGAAAAGCCTGAGCTGGCTGACCTAATAAGAAACCAGAATTTTCTAAGCCAGCATCTACTGGTTTAGGTGTCATATCAGGTGGTGGCTGTAATAAACTTTCAACATTATCAATACCTAACGCACCATACATTCTTTTGTATGCTTCATATATACCTAATGGTCCATGTATATCTGGGTTAGATTGAACCATTTGCAACAGTTCTTGTGCCAAAGTAATGCGTTGGCTTTGACTGAAAATGTTAGGATCAGACACAGGTACAATATCAATTCTGTCATCAAAATCTGTTTGTTTAATTTCTCTAGGTGCAGTGCCTGTATCGTAATCATAATTTGGTGGTAAAAATTCCGAAAAGACTGTTGCTAACAAATTAAACTCAAGGCGTTGGCTATAATGCA